CTCGGACCAGAACTTCTTTTTTTAAATACTCGACTAGTTGAATGCGTTCCTTGTTAAACGGGATAGCACCTCGCTCGTACAAGTCCACGTATTCGTCAAAAAAATATGGTTGAAGCAACGTCATAAGAGATCACTACCATCCAAAGCTGCAGTGGTAGCTGCTTCTCGTTTTTCTTCTGGCAAATAGTCTGTTAACTGCTTGACAATCCGCTGATACGATTGATCTCGTGCATTATATTGTTTAGCAACTGGCCGCTCCCTTTCGTAAGGAATCTGATTTTCTGACTGTGAGAATAATTCATAATCTCCTTTTTCAGAAATATCAATCCACATTTCATCTAACAAAATTTTTAATCTAGCTGCTTGAGTTACTAATCCAGATACGACTTTTTTCTTGTCATCTGCAAGATCGTAAAATAAGTCATTCAATCGTTTTTCCTCAGCTGCTACCTTTTCATTTCTGATTTTTAAATCCGCCATCCAATCACTTCCTTTCTTCTGGGGAGGGGGTTATACGCGTATCATCAATAGATCTGTGGAGTTGACCCATCCACCGGTTTCCAAAATTTTTATTTTTAGCCAAAATATTTCGACCGGGGGTATGATTTTCTACCACCATTCATCATCAAATTTTTTCTTACGTTCTGCTCCGCGATAATTCATACGACTATGCCGTTTATTGTGGCATTCTTTGCATAATGTTCTTAGATTATCTATATCAGTAGCAAGTTCTGGGTGATATTCAAGTTCTTTAATGTGATCCACTTCCAAGATAGCATCATTAATAGTTGTAACCTTGCCCTCTTCTTTACACCCTAGACACTCGTAGTGATCACGTTCCAGCACTTCTTGCCTTAGCTGCTTCCACTCGCTTGATGAATAGAACTTAGCTCTATCTGCTTTAGTTGTTACTTCAATCATCTACATGTCCCGCTTGTGTCCAATGATCTTCTTATCGAGGTACTTATCATTCGATGTTGAGTAGTATTCGATGTTGATGTCATTGGCTGAATCATCAGGCCACTCTCCGGTCGTCCTGTAATGATACGAGATATCTACCAAAGCTTTAGGCAGCTCATCCAACCTCTCACCTTTGTAATACACTTCAGGGACCGAATCAGTATCCTTCAGTTTGATTTCTAGTAGGTTAGGTTCTTCTTTGTTATTCAGATACTTAAGGCTTTGTTCAAGCAACTTCATTGATTTGACTCTTGCTTCCGCTCCAACAAAGTCATTAGTGAATCGTTCCACTGCATAAGCTTTCTGAAGTTCCATAGCGTCCCTAATTTCAGGAAGATAGCTGTAGAAACTATCAACCAGTAATTTTCCGCGTGGTATCTTTTCAAAGTCTCCGCCTGTAAACACAAACGTAGCCGGATGTGATTGTCTAATCGCTCTTCCTAGGCATTCCGATGTTACTATGCTGTATCCTTCATGTATATAATCTATTAGCTTCATTGCTCTTCCTCCTTAATCCACTTAAAGAACTTGAACCACGCGAGCGTCTGCTCCTTGCTGTTACCATCAGGGCTACTATGGCTCTCTGTCTTCAATACATGTATAGCAACATCATCTACGGTGTATGTGTCTGGTAACTTATCTCGTGCATGGTTGAAACACTGTTGCAAGTATTCAAAGTATGTCATGTTGATTCCTCTAAGAAACCATTCGCCAATCGCCGGCATAAACCAAAATAGTTTCGAGCAAACCGGACATCTTTTATATCCGCTCTCTCGCCAAATGACTCAGTAAAAATAATATGCATTGCTGGAGCTGGTTCTGTATGTTTCATAACTGTTATAGAAATTGCCTTGCATTTATCGTGGAAGGTTTCATCAAACATTTTGATATAATGCTCAGCTTGTTTCACCGTCTCACCCACAACTAGATATTTGTATATAGTCATCTTAACCACCTCTTTATGTTCTCTTGCACATGTTCCTCTTTCCAATAACCAAACCCACAATAGACCATCTTGCACTGATCAACCTCAACCGGTGTTGCTTCCCTGGTCATTTCTACGATCGAATACTTCGCCTTCATCTGAACAGACATCACCACCCGTTTATGTTGACCTCTCATTGGCAAAGGATATTTATTGTTTAGTGACACATACCAATAGTTTCTCATTTTTATATTCCTTTTCCGCATTGTCCTGTAAGCGTTACAATGATATAATTTCTACGTATCATCCTTTTTAAAAATTTGTTTTTCATTTGGCCGCTGCGGAAACAGCGGTCTATTTTTGTGTGCAAAATAAAAAGACCGCCTAAGCGATCTTGATTATGTATATCGTCCCCGCTTGGGACACATCGTTGAGAGGTGTACGGGGTTCTATTAATAATTAAAAC